TACATAGAGTGAACCGGTATCTGGTACCTTACCTTGTATTGCTGAACGTCTTTGTAATATATTTTGAGCCATTGTTTGTCTATTTTAGTAATTCATTTAAAGATTTATAAAAATCCCCTCATATTTCAGAGGGGATATTTTATTTTAGAATGAACCACCATCTATTGTATTACTCATTACAAAATCAGTACCATTCCATTGTAGTAAATCTCCAGAAGTTGTAGGTTCAGCTACTAAATCCAAATTACCATTTGTGTTTCTAAATGCAATTCGTTTAGAACTTCCTGCGGTTGAACCTAAATTAATAGATGATGTTACCGATGGTGCAATTAATGCTACTGAAGAAGTAAATGCAGTTGTTGAATGTTGGTAAATAAAGTTTGCACCTGCTCCTGCTACTTCAAATCCAGCACCATCTGCGGTTGCCGATGAAGTTGAACCACTTGCTAATGTTATTAACTTATCTTCAACTACTAATGTTGCTGTATTTAATGTTACAGTATTACCTTGTACTACTAAATCACCACCAACTACAACATCACCTGTCGTTGTTACTTTTGCGAATGTTACGTTATTTCCAGTACCTACACCTTGTATTGTACCAGTACCTTCTAATGTATCCAATCTACTATCTACCGAAGAACTAAATGTTGTTCCGAAAGAAGAAGTAAATGCGTGTATGTTTGCTATATTACCATCTATACTTGCAGTATAAGTTGATAATGTAGAATTTTTAGTTTCTTGTGAACCACTAAATGATTCTAATGAAGAAATTCTAGCACTTTGAGTTGTAAATGTTTGTGCAACTGAAGAACTGAAATCTCCCGTTACAGATGCAACTGATGCAGATAATGATAAAACATTTGCTACACTTGCACTAAATCTACTATCAACACTTGCAGAGTAAGTAGTTACATTACCAATACCATTTATCGTAGATGCACTTAATTCACCAGTTACATTTAATAATGTATCAACCGTAACACCATTAGCCGATTCAATAGTAATAGTTTGTAAACTATCATCTACTATACATAATTAGTATCATCACCTAAGAAAGTTTGTCCACCGTTTGCTTTAATATGAACATCTGTTACTGAAGTGTTATAAATTTCAAGTTTTCTTACATCATTAACGTCAGGTTGTAAGAATATTGAACCAGTACCTTGTATAACATCGGTAACAATTAATGAACCACTAATTGTTTGGCTCGCTACGAATACGTTTGAACCCGTAGTTGCGTAAGAACCAGTTATATTTATTAAATTTGTTAATGCGGAATCAACACTTGCAGTATAAGTTGCTAAAGTTGAATCTTTTTCTTCTTGCGAAGATGTAAATGAATGTATTGCAGATATATTAGAATCAACACTTGCAGTATAAGTTGCTAAAGTTGAATCTTTTTCTTCTTGAGAACCACTAAATGTTTCTAAAGCTGCTACTCTAGTTCCAATTGAACCACCACCACCTAATGATGCTTCTACTGAATCTAATCTACTATCTACTGATTGAGAGAATGCCGCAACATTACCAATACCAACGATTGAACCACTAATGTTTCCAGTTACATCTAAACCACCTGCGATAGTGATTTTAGTTGCACCTACATTTTGTGTCATTATTGAATCACCAATGTGGTTTTCACCTAAACCAACTTGAATAGAACCAGAAGTTATTGTAGCTTCATCACCAAGTGCTCCTGTATTTTTAGGTCCTGCAATTAATATTGCAGAATTGTATTCTTCTCCACTACCAGATGGTTGTACATATAACCAATGGTTGTTGAATGAATCCCAAAGTAATGAACCACTAATTCCGGAGAATGAACCAGAATCTTGAACACTTACACCACCAAATCTAACTGCTGGTGCTGCAGTATTTAATAAAACAGTATTTGTTCCAATATCAACTGCAGATGCAGTAATATTTTGTAAAGATGATGAACCTTGTACTACCAAGTTTTGTGTAATGAACAACGAACCTGTAATAGTTTGAGTTCCGTAGAATATATTTGAACCAGTAGTTGCGTAAGAACCGGTTACATTTTCTAATGAAGTTAGTCTTGCATCTTGTTCAGATTGTTCACTTGCTACAGTTGCAAAAGATGTAGATATAGATTGAGATAATACAGTTTGAGATGCCGCACTTGCACTAAATGAAGTTGCTACTGAAGAACTAAAATCTCCCGTTACACTTGCAACACTTGCAGATAATGAAGTTATACTAGCATTACTTGCACTAAAATCAGTTGCTACACTTTGTGAAAACGATTGAGTAAATGAATTTAAATTACTTACAGAAGTATTTACACTTGCAGAAGTTGTTTCTAAATTAGATAATCTATTTAAATTTGAACCACTTACAGTTTCAAGTTGACTTAATCTTGAATCAACACTTGCAGTATAAGTTGCTAATGTGGAATCTTTAGTTTCTTGTGAACCAGTAAATGAATTTAATAAAGTTACCGAATTACCAATAGTTCCACTACCAATCGAAGATGATAATGCGTTGATTGATGCTGCAACTGATGAACTAAATGGTTGAATGTTACCAACTAAATTGATTGCTTCGTTACCATCTGTTCCTAATAAATATAAGGTAGAACTACCACTTGCGTAGTAAGGAACTCCTTTAACTAAACCATTGTAGGTAGAACCTGCAAAAGTATTTGGTGCTGCATCTCCAATTAAAAATCGGTTAGTAGCTTGTACTTGTCCATTTTCAGGAACTGCAAATACTAATGAACTACCATTAGTTACGGTTAAATTGGACGAGCCAGAAGCAATTACTAATTCACCTTTTACTAGTGATGATGTTACTGCTGATAGGGCTTCTAAACTACCGCGTCTGTGTCTAATTATTTGTGCCATTTTTTGGATTTAGTTATTCTCTTTTTTAAAAAAATTTATTACTTCACTTCCTATAAATATAACTTTTTTTTCTAATCGAAATTTATTAAACGGTTTTTTTTAAATTTTAAAATTCACCCATATCAATGTTCAAGTTTGAAGTAGTAACTGATAACTCAACATCTGTTGCAAACGTATTATCTAATGATGCAGTAAATTCGTTTAATGAATCCAATATACCAATTACTTGTTGTGAACCAGAAACCAATGTTGGTAATCCTATAATATCTTCGTAGTTTACTGAAGTTGCTGCTATATCACCGATAACTCTTGAACCGGATAATTGTCCTACCGTATCTCCCAAAATAATTTGAGCAGATGATGATACTACACCATCTGGTAAGAATGCTACTATTTCACTTTCTACTATATTAACAACCGATTGAGAAAAATCAGTACCAATTTCAGCAGAAGTTTGCAATGCAGAACCACTCTCTATTTGTTTTAATCTTATTAATGTTGCCATAGTTATAAATATCTTAAAATAATCTTTCTATTGAAATAAAGTTGTTAAGATAACTAGCACCTATCATTAGTGAAACACGATAAACTCTATTATTTGTTTTATCTACTATTTGATATTGAGAACCATCACCTTCGGTTGGGAAATTCCAATTATATAAAGAAGTTGTTGGAGTTGTTGTATATGTTACATTAGCAGATGTGCCACCCCCGCTCCCACCAACGACCGTATATTGACCACTAATGTTAGCCGTAAATGATGTTGATACTGCTGCAATACTCAATCCTCTATTTGCAGATGTTGTGACCGTACATTTGAGGTTATCCAATGTTACGAATGTTCCTGCATCTACAAATCCACTTACTTTCCATACCAATTCACCTGCAACACCTTCCGGTAATTTACTTAAATCCAAATGTGCACCTCTAGCATTACCACCACCTTCAAATATTCTTAATCTATTTTGGTAAATATCTATACTAGCTGCACTACCTGTTAAAGTATTACCTGTTTCTGCGTATGCTAAACGAAGTTCACCACCCTCTGCACCACTACTTCCTCCAATAGTTACTATATTATTAAATGTGTTTGTTCCGGTGAATGTATTTGAACCTGTTGTTGCTAAAGTTGGTAATTGAGATGAGCCACTAACTAATCCATTAAACGATTGTTCATTAGTTGCTGCAAGTATTTCGGTATGAACTGATGCTGAAAAATCGTTAAATGAAGATGTTTGTAATCTTGCATTTATACCATTTTGAAATGCAGTATTTAATGTAGATTGTGAAGATGTAAATGAATTTAAAGAACTCAAATCAGTAGATTGTGAAACTATACCAGATGGTTTGTTTGCTATATTATCCCAAGTTGTTTGAGTAATACTTCCACTCAAAACATATCTTTCATCATATGAACTTGTCAATTGAGAACTACCACTAATTAATCCATTAAAAGATTGCTCATTTGTTGCATCTAATATTCTTTGATTAACCGATGATGAAAAATCATTAAATGAAGATGTTTGTAGTCTTGCACTTATTCCGTTTGTAAATGTAGTATTTAAAGTATTTTGTGATGATGTAAATGAATTCAAGTAAGATATATCCACCGATGTTGATATAAATCCCAATGTAGTTATTTGAGCAGATGAACTTATTACACTTCTACCTTTGGTTTCAAACGAAGATGTTACAGATTCCAAAGAATTTAATCTATCTCTATCTAATATGTTTACTCTAGAAGTAACTGCATCTGCAAGAGTATCTAATTCAATTTTATAAGTCGTACCCCCATCAACACCAACCAATGTGGTGTCTAATGATGCGGAAGTTAATGCAGTTAATTCTGATATTCGTTTTCTTACGTTTGTCATTTATTATATTATTATATCTAAACCACTTTCGGTTATTATATTAAACCCATCTTCGGTTGCAACTGGTATATCTATTAATTTACCTATAACATAAATATCATCGGTTGTTACTGAATCAAAATCTATATATGTATCGTTTAATGTAATCACTACATCATTTTCAATTTCTTTTATTGTAAAATCACCTGGTATGTGTAATCCAAATACCAATATTTCAAAATTATCAACACTTGCTCCCTCAGTTCCATAATCCAATGATACATTATAAATTGTTAATGTATTTGTAATATTATCAAATATATCTATTTTTCTACTAACATTTCTTGCGCTATGTCCTAAAATTTCTTCATAAAAATTAGATATTTTTGTTTTATTATTTACTAATTTTATTGGGTTTGGGTTAGGTTTTGTATGTGAATTAAATTTTGTTACAATTGAAGTATCAAATGATGTATTATAATTGTATCTTATTGATGCACTTAATTCCAATTTAGCTTGTTCAATCGGCAATGGATTACCATTTATATCTCTACCATCAAATGAAGATGATAAAGATGTCTGTGTTTTATAATCTTCCAATAAATTATCCAAATACCCAGAACCACTCAAATTATTTAAATTAATTTGTTTAATTGCTCTATTTAGTTTTTTGGTATTTGATGAAAATTGTTTAAGCATATTTTTCTATATCTCCTTTTATTTCTATGTAATCTCCTGAATCTAAATTGTATTCAAAATTAGATTTTATAAATTTAAATAATAATCCAGTAGTTCCTTCTTCTATTAAATAATCTCTGGCTGTAACACTTTGAGTATTTATTCTAAGGTTTATTCTATCTTGTGTGGTTCTTAATTCTACTTCTCTTAAAATAGATTTAAATCTCCATCCCTTTGCTTCAAAAATCCAATAAGTTGAATCATTTAAATTGTAAGGAGTTAATACCGTACTTTTTGGATTTCTACTTATAGTTTGTGTTATGTCTAAAAGGCTTCGTTTCATTATTCAATATCAATAAATTTACCTATTATAGTAATTTCATCATTACTATCAACCGGCTGCCCAAATATTCCTGGAACAAAATTTATAGTTATACTCGTTAATGTAATAGAAACTGTAAAATGTGTAGTTTGGTAATATCTAACACCATTTATATAAACTTTTACATCATAAGATTTATCTGCTACCACAATACCCGCAGTTACAACCGATGCCAATTGTGCAGGAGCTTGTATTAATTTTATTCCAGAAAATGTTATTGTATTATTTGAAACAGGATTCTGAGCTTTACTATTATTTAAAGATAAAAAATCAATTAAATCTTTATTATCGTAATATGGTGATGGTGTTGTAAGCATCCCTTCTAATCTACCATTTGCAGTTACATCCGTTTCAGTAGAAACAACAACTCTTTTTGTAGAAAACGATTTTTTAATTGTAGTTTCTCCATCAAATTTTTCTGGAAGTAAATATGCTTTTACAGTTAAACTAAATTCAATTCTATTAATTCTTTCAGTACCTTCACCTACTTCATTTACAACATTAAAATCACCTACACTGGTTCTAAATTTAAATTTATCTTTATCTCCCCAATAAGTTCCTGTATATTGTAAATGTTCTATTACTGTATTTAAATGCTCTGTATATGATGTCCAAACCATGCAATCATAGTTTAATTCAACATATTCTGGCATTTGTATTTTATAAATTTCATATTTAGGTTGTACATTTTTACCTAATAATGTAAATCTATCGTATCTATTATCTTTTGAATATTTTGTAATACCCTGATATGAAACATGCCGATTGTTCATTGGCATTTGGTCATCTTTTGCAATAGATGTCCTACGAATCATCATTAAAGGTAATTGAATTTTACCCTTATTATCTCTATATACTCCTTGTCTTCTTGAACCATTCCATCTTTCAGAATTTCCGTAAATTACAGGTATTTTTAATGCTTTCCCATTATCATCTAAAGTTGGTAATGCAGTATCTTCTAAATAAGACATCATTGCATAATCTATATCAAATAAAGATATACTTTGTTTTAAATCTTCTTTTGTAGATTTTGATTGCAGAATCCTATCGGATTTTTTTAATGGGTTAGTAGACATATTAATCTATTCTTTTTTCTATGTTTAGATTTGATTTACTTACTTCAAATGCGGATATTACAATACTCCAATTATTATCAGGAGAACCTGCTACAAACTGAATTTCATTTGTATTATCAATTTCATAGTAAGAATCATCGTAATATATAACATCACCAATTTCAGGATACGCATTTCTTTCTTCACATAGTTGTCTATCAACTTTGAAAGTCATAGTTTGAGTTGCGTCAGAACCAAACCCCTCATATAAAACTCCCTCCGGGTCTTTATCTGCTAAACCATATAGTTCAACCCCAGGATGCCAAGTTTTATTCAATGCTTCTCCATAAATGTTTACTTTTGTAGCATTTAAATCTATTTTAAATAAAACAAAAGTATTTTCTATTACAGTATCTACCAATTCTCTGGCAATACTATGAAAAAAATCTAAATCTCTACCTAATGAAAACTTTGGCATATTATCCTACATATAATCTTAAAGGAACTTTTCTTAACATTTCTTGATGGTGAGTTGATTCATGTGCTTTATTTTCCATCACATTCTTTCTACTCATCTCATCCAAATTTTCTCTCAATTGAGTAATCAACATATCCTTTTCAACTTGAGCTTCTGCTCTCAATGCTGCCCCATCTAAAGAGATTTCTGCATCAGGTATAGGAATGGATGAATACTTCTCTCTTATTGCCCCTAACAACTCCTTAGAGAGTGCTAATGTATATTTTCTAATCCATTGAACTCCAACATCATTTATATTTGAATACTGAATAAAATCGTAAGGAATGTCTGAATAATCCGAAAGTGAATCCGATTGAATAGTTTGCGAATCATGCTCAAATTCATCTCTACTTATATACTCAAAGTATATTCTTTCTGGATGATTTATAGCAGGAACAGGAAATATTTCTAATTTATTATCTACAATATTAAATGAGTGTGCCGATTTACGAATGTGGTCATTAAACTCAATATGTTGCATTCTCAATACATCTTCGTAAAGAGGCATCATTAAGAATTGTGCCGCAGGTGAGTAATTACCAAATCCCAACTCACTCATTAAATTTAATGTACCTTGTGCTCCAACCGAATATGGGTCAAAGAAACGAGTGATTGCTGGAACTGCTTCGTGATAAACTCTTGTTACATCAACAGTTGATGAACCACTAAATATTGAATCAAATGAACGACCTGTTTCGGCATCGGTTGCACTTGTCATTAAATCATATACTTGAACCGATGAAGTTAATGTTACATATGCTTTTTTAATTCCAGTTGCACCACCAACACCGGCTAATGTACCGTATTGTTGTGCCATACGAACTGCAGTTGGTAAAAATGAACCGTCTACAAGAGTTTGAGAAAAGTTTGCAACTCTTCCTTTAGGTTGCCCTCTTAAAATATCAAGGTTGTTACGAAGATTAAATTGATTTACTTGTGCCGAATATTCTGAAACAGATTCTTCAAAACAAGCAAAAATTTGGTCATTATCTAATTCAATATTAACAATTGGCCAACCCAATCTTTTTGCAACCCATGTTGCAGTTTTAGGTGCATCGTTTCTAAACGCAACATCCGAATCATAAATTCCAAAAGGAGTAGATGAACCCGATATAAATGAGCCAGATACTGAACCTGACCAGTATGTGTTTACAGACATAATGAAAATTTATAGTTTTACACCTATAAATATAAGAAATAAAAAAGAAGTGTTATCCTACTTGTGTTAAAGTTGCTATCACCGATGGAACTGATGGTCTAGATGGATTTGATTGGGGTGGCAATGCGTTTAATTCACCAGTTGCACCATTACAACTCCACATTAATTGAACATAATCATTTGCTTTGATTGGTAACATAAAATTCCAAGCTGCAACTGTTCTACCTAATTGTCCTGCCGATTTGTTTACATCAATTTGAGTGTTTGTGTTTGCAACATTACTACCCGTATATGCCAACCATATATCAAATGTAATGTTTGTATTTGCCGTATTTGCCAATTGAGTTGAAAATTGTAAATTATATATTCCAGTATTATCTACTTTGATTTTAGTGCCATCTATAATTGAAACATTATGTGCAAAATCCGTTGTGTTTAATTTTTTTGCATATGCAGTATTTGCCGAACCACTTTGTATAGTTGTATCACTAAATTGTCCATAATTGAATAATTTATTACCATTTAAATAAAATTCTGAACCATTTGATAAATTTAAATTACCATTTATGTCCATTGAACCAGTAATAGTTTGTGAACCACTTGTGTACATTGAACCCGTCATTGTAATTGTGTGGTTTGAAAAATTAGTTGAACCACTTACAAATAACATACCTTTTATAGTAGTATTTCCTTCTATACGAGTAGAACCACTAATACCAATACTACCACTTAAAATACTGTTACCCAATAAAGTATTGTTACCAATTTGTGTAGTTGAACCACTAACTAAAAATGAACCAGTAATAGTTGAATTTCCTAATGTGTTTAATGAACCTGTAATTCTAACCGAACCCGTGAATGTATGTGTATCACCACTATCTATTCCAAAATTAGTAGATGCAGTAAAATGATTTACGGATGATGTTGTTACTAAAAATTCATTTGCATAAATATCGCCCGCAATTGTAATATTACCCATTACAATTTGACCTCCTACAAATATATTTGAACCAGTAGTTGCCAATTGTCCTGCCGAAATATATCCCAAATAACCATCTTCTTGTTTTACTATAAATTCATCAGTTGGTTCTAACGTATATACTTTGGTATATTCTTTGGCTTTTTCAAAAGCACTATATCCGTTTGACATAATTGTGATAGTTTATTTACTATAAATATAAAAATAACATATTAGACATAAAAAAAGGGAAAGTATTTCTACCTTCCCTTTTAATAAATCAATTAATTGAGATTAAAGAGTCTCTAAACCATCAATTACGATTTTACCGTAGAATTCTGGTCTTACGATTTTCTTAGCGTAACGAGTCATAACTCCTCTTCTTGGAGTGAAGTTAGTTGGGTCGTACACTAATGGAGTCATAATCAACGGAACGTATGGAGCGTAAACCGCACCTGTCTCGAAGAAGTTAGAACCTTTAAATCCTAATAAGATAACGTTCTCAGTCATATAAGGGTTTTTGTAAACATCGTATCTGTTTGAGATTTGTCCGATGTTAGTTACACCCGCTGCGAAAGTTAATGCATCTTTACCAGGGTTTGCAGAGAATCCGTTCATTGATTCTAAGATTGTAGCTACGTTAGGAGAAACAACAACGAAGTTTGCTCCACCTCTCATAGTCAATTGGTGAATCTTGTTAGAGATTTTCTGTAATTTGATTCCTAAAGTCTGGAACCAAGTTGATTTTGTGTATGCTGAAGCTGCTGCTGCATTTGAATCAATTGTGAAAGCAGAACCATTCCAATCATATCCAACTCTTGCTGACCAATATTCAGAAGAGAATGCGTTTTGCTGCAACATCTCTAAGATTTCTAAGTCAATCTCTAATGAGATATACTCAGATAACATTTGAGTTAATTCAGCTTCTGCATCTACAGAGTGGTAAGCGTTTAAGTCTTGCGCTAATTCTGGAGTCCAAATTGCTTTCAACTTACGAGTCTTAGCAACGATAGGCTCAGATTTCAATTCTAATTCGATTTCTGGGATTGCTAAAGCAGTTGGGTTATTATAATCTGTACTTCTATCTTCGAAATCACCTCTTGAAATATCAGTTGGTTGTACGTGGTATGCTAATTCACCACCTACAGAAGTTGCACCTGCATAAGTACCAGCCGCATCAACTGCTGCTATAAATACTACGTTAGTACCATTTTTTACAGTAAATTGAGGATATAATGTATATCCAGAACCACTTTGTGCAAAATCAAATGCTCTTACACCATTGAAATCAGCATCTGCTGGCAATGCTACAGTTAATTTTTTAACTTTACCTGCTGCGTAAGATGCAGAAACAGTTGAGTTAGATAAATCAAATGAAATATCTGCTAAAGATGCAGATGCTAAAGTAGCTGCAGTTGCAACTGCAGTATCATTGATTGTGTATCCAAAACGACCTGCACCATACAAACCACCTTCAGTAGCTTGAGTTGAACCTAATTTGTTTCCTGATGGAGATTGTGAATCTTTACCAAAAGTACCACCGTTACCAAACATAGAAGAACCAGAAGCTGGTCTATTTGCATCGTTAGCAGTACCATATTTAAAGTCCATATAGAAAATAAGACCTGATGGTAAGTTCATTGGTTGAACCGAAACGAATTCTTTCGCTGCGATAGAACCGAAGATACGACGTACCAATGGAAGAGCAACACCTGCCCACTCTTCTGAACCAGAAGAAGTACCTGTACGAGTTGCCTCGTCCAATAATTGCTTAGCTTGGTTTTCTAACATTACTGCCATACCATGCTTAGTTGTTTCAGAACCTACTCCTTCAAGTAATCCTGTTTTTTCCCACTTGCCTTTCAAACCTCTAGTTTGCTCAAGCATTACGCTCTGTGGGTTAGCACCTGTCATTAATTTTTTTAAGTTCATTTTGAATTAAATTGTTTTTATTATTTAATAATACCAGCTAATTTTTTAAATCTGTTAGCTACTGCTACAGATTCAGAAATTACTTGCTTTTGAACCGATGGTTTTGTAGATTTAACTACTTTACTTGCGATTCCTTCTGCAATTGATTTCTTAGCAATTCTGTTTGATGAAGTGTATTTGAAATTCTCTGCTAATGTAGAGTAAACCAATTTAACTTCTCTTACTGATTTTGTTCTATCCAAAGTTTCGATAACTTTAACTTTTTGTTCGTTAGTCATATTGTGAGCTCTGAACAATTTGTTAGCGAATAATAATTTTGCGTTTAACAAATTAACTTCGTTGATAGTTGATTGTAATGATTTGATAGTTTTGTAAGCTTCTTGTAAATCTGCTTTTAATTCTTCAGCATCTTCTTCTTCACCTTCTTCAACTTTATCTTTCAAATCATCTTCCATTTCACGAAGAATTTCTTCTAAGTCGATTACTTTCTCACCATCTGGGTCAGTACCAGCTTCAGCTCCGTCAGTATAATCTTCTTTCAATCTTCTACGTGATTCTCTTAATTTTTTAGATTCAGTTTTTGGTTCTTCTTCAGCCGGAGCTTCTTCATCACCTTCTAATTCAGCTAATTGTCTTCTTAATTCTGCAATTTGTGCTGCGTTAGGGTCTTCTTCTGCTGGAGCTTCTTCTTCAGAACCTTCTTCTTCACCTAATTGTGCTTCCAATTCTCTGATGATAGCTTCTAATCCCATTTCACCTTCTTCTTCATCTGCATATGGGTTTTCTTCTTCTTCGAAAGGATTTTCTTCTTCTTCACTACCTGTATTTGAGAATGGGTTTTCTTCTTCAGTAGCTGCAAAAGGATTTTCTTCTTCTTCACCACCTTCTCCTTCTAATTCTGCCAATCTAGCTCTTAATTCAGCTATTTCTCCAGCGTTAGGGTCTTCTTCTTCTTCACCACCGAAGTCATAATCATCTTCTTCGTTGATGTCTGCTACTTTTTCGTAGTCAGTTCCCGATTGTTCTGGTTTGCCACCATCTTTAGTTACACCAACTGATAAATCAGTCATTGCAGTTAAAGTTGGTTGAGAACCCGGTGTCTCTGCTGCATCAGTTCCAACTTTAGAACCAATACCAGTAGAATCCAATTCTTCATTTGTAGCTTCTTGGTCATCATCCGCTTCCATTTCTTCAGCTTCTGCTCTCATCTTTTGAGATAAGATAGATTGTAATCTTGGAGTGAATGCTTCTTCAAGTGCTAACTTTGCGTTTGCTAATGCAGTTTCCTTTACGGCTTTAGCATCGGCGATTGCTTCTTTTAACAATTTTGAGTTTGCCATTTATTTTTTTATGATTTACTTGTGAAGTTATTGAATACAACTCCAATGATATTCTGCTGATTGTTCGGTCACGCCTTATAAGGAAGGGTATTCATTAATCAACTATAAAAAGTAATCCCATAATGAATGGGATATTTGATAATAAGTATATAACTTTTTAGAAAACTAAAGAAAAATCCCAAATTTCTTTGGGATTATCAATATTTTTTTGTATATTTGTAGATTTTATTGGTGATTTACCAATTTGTATTTAGTTTTATATAATAAAGATACAACCGTATCAATATCATTTTGTATCCAACTATCTTGTAATTTAGGATTTGTTCTTAGTTTTGCAACTAAATTACATAAAGTTTCAAAATAATTAATTATATTTTTAATATCATTATTTTTATCTAATGTTCCAATTCCTGAAATTTGTATTAAACCCTCTTTACCTTGATATGCTTCAACTATTCCATCTATTAAACCACCAATAGAATCATAGTATTCACCCAATGCAACGTGTGCAGAGTGCGAACCTATACCTTTAACTCCCCAATGAAAAGAATGTGCTTGAGTTCTACTTTGTAATAATAATGATGCTAACTCTTCCATTTATTTTGTTATTTCTAATAAATATAGAAAAAGTTAAAAAACTTATCAGATATTAACTTTTGACGAATTCTTTCCTTTGAACAATTGAAATATTTAGATGCTTCACTTAATGAATAAAATTGCAAACCATCGCATTCTATTATTGGTAAAGTAATACGAATTGTATTATTCCACATTTGTTCCATCTCATCATATGTAATATCTACATTAGATATTTTTTTCCAATGTCTGTATAATGGGTTAGTTGAATTTAGATATTGTCTGGCTTCAGATTCTGTAATTTCCCCTTTTAGAACTTCTGAAATTTGTTTTGGTGATTCAAAATAGACACCATCAACTTCGTATTTAATATTTGGATTTGTTTCTTCTCCAATTATTTGCCATTCTTTATATTTTGATTTAGTTGAACAACACATTCTCTGAACATCACTTGCTACCAATTCACTTGGATTAATTGAAATTGCAGCTTCTCTAAATGATTTGTATTTTTTCCCATCCACTATACATTTGTAAGTACCATCCCATTCAATATCTTCCGTTGCTAAATCAGGATTTCCTTTTACAAATACCAATATGTTTTGATGAACGGATGCCACCTTACGATTACGATTAAAATATGTATCTACAATTCTAGACGCAGTATGTTGTGAATTAAATAAAATCATATCGTTATAAAAATTTAATCCATTTTTTTCACATATATCAATCGTTTTGTGAACCAATCCTTTATATTTTCCAATTTTATAATTTCTGGTTTTAGATTGCTCTCTTACTTCAGATACAACTATTGCGAAAAATCTATTGTTTTTTAACTTTTTTGCAGCTTTACTTAATATACTGAAATACTTTTCATCAAAAGCATCATCTTCCATAGTCGATATATCCAACGGATTATCACTATAAACTTCTAAGTCATAATAAGGTGGGCAAGTAAATACAAAATCATATTGTTCATCGTTAAGTGAGTTTAATACAACATCACTATCACCTATCATCCAAATTGGTTTAGTTGATTGTAATCTATTTGCTTTAACTTGTTCCTCTGATAAATCTATTCCATTGTATTGAAATCCCATTTCGGTTGCTACAATACCTCTAACACTTCCACCTGCAAACGGGTCTAATATCTTACCTTCCTTTGGAGTAAACCATTTGTACATATATTCACAAAGGGTTGCATCAAATATTGAGACATTCGTTTCTTCTATATCCCAAAATTTACTTTTTGAAATAGTACCTTCTCTACCTAATTCTGATTTAATTTTGTAAGTATTTGTCCACCATCGTTTACGGTCTTGCCACTCTTTGGTACGAGTATCTAAAATTGAAAATGGTTTTATCATAGTAACCGTAAATATACAAAAAAAGCTTGGAATTACCAAGCTTTTCTTTAATTATATTTTATTTGATTTTATGAAAAGTTAGGGTCTAACTCATCATCTTTACCCATATTAGAATAGTATCTTTCTTCCATATCTAACATACTAAGTAAGTTTTTTTGTTGGGATGTGATTTGTGATGTTATTGCTTGAATTGGTTTTAACATTTCTTCTTTCTTTTTAGGGTCAGTTTCCGCATTAAATTTTCTAGCATAATCTCCACCATATTTAGATTTTCTTTCATCAGTTAATTCTTTTATTTTCTTTTTAACTGCTTCAATTTTTAAATAAAGTTTTGGAACTCTACTACCTACTTCCATTATAGGAGTTTTGCAAGTTTTACATTCTCTCAATCCCAGTCTACTTTTCATTACATCTTCTGATACATCTGCGATTTCAAAGTATCTTCCTAAAACGTGCCCCATATCTTCATATAGAGATTCTAGTCTTTGTTCTTGTGCCTTCGCTTCCAATGATTCTTTTTCGAATGCAGATTGTAATTTTTTCAATTCACTCATATTACGTTTAATAGTAACTCTATCAAACCAATCACCACCTTCTCTCAAAGTATATTCTTGTGCTGCATCTGCAATACCACCCAAAGTTTCAGCAACTTGTCTGATGTCAGATTTTCTAGTCATTCCTTCTCTATGTTGTCCATAGGTAGAAATAATTTCTAAAAAGTGTCTTTTTAATTCAGTTGGGAGTTGTTGAAACTCTTCTGATTCTTTTAGTAAATCTTTTAAACGTATCATAATTATTTTGCTAAAATATCGTTTTTCTTAATCTTTTGAATGTATCTCATTAATTCTTGCTTATCCATTCCCATAGCTTCAATTACTTTTGCTAATACAAGCATTTCTTTTTTACGAGAAAGACTCATTCCTTTAATTTGAGCTACCATTTTATCTAAATAACGTTCTACTGATACCGGTAAATTGGTATCCAAATCTTCTAAAGATTCTTTAACTACTTTATTGTTGATAGCTTTTCCAGGTACTAAGTTTACTAGTTTCATATTTTTATTTTAATTTAATTATATATTTCCCATTTGCAATGAACCAGGTGTTGCTGGGAATGGATTAAGTTCTGAATAAGTTGCTCCTTCATTCGTAGCGTTATGGTTATTTCCACTATTATCAGTTAATTGTGCGTTTAAATTATTTCCTTGGAATATTAACAATACTGTATCTGCTAAATCTGTTAATGAAGCATTTGGTTTGGTAAATCCTTCTGTTGGATATAATGCCGCATCTGTCCATCTAAAGTTACTCATCTTACCATTGAATCCAGAGTTATTTTCATTACCATATCCAATTGTTAATGGTAAATTTTGGCTAGAGATAGAACCTCCGTAAGCAGCTGATGCTATTTGATTACCATCTACAAACATATAAACATTAGAACCAGAACCCATAACTGCTATGTGATTCCAGTTACCTATTGTTGGAGCAAAGTTACCACCCATAACGTTTTGGTTATTTGCCCAGAAATACAATGTACCTGCTTCTAATGAGATTGCGTTAGCCGCAGGATATGTTCCGAAACTATAAGGTCTTGGGAATCCATCGGTATTAGCCATATTTACGAACATCTCAATTGTAAAGTCTCCTACTATATCAAAATCCGTACTTGCTGCTATTCCAACTCTAGCAGGAGGAGCTTGATTTACATAAACAGTCCAGTCTTTACTTACTAAAGAAGTTTTAGCAGTTGCTCCAATACCTGTTGGTACGGCTGATGTGCCATCTTGTAAATTTACATATCCACCTTCTACACCACTACCATCTAACCATTGTAAAATATTATTTACAGCAGTTTCCGTAAGAGCTGCACCATTAATATTAACATTATCTAAATATCCTTCAGGTAAAATTACAGATGTTATACCTGAGTTGGATGATAAATCAACATTTATTAATGCGGATGATACGTTACTTAAATCTATTTCACCAGTTAATCCACATCCATCTAAATCAAGATAAGTTAAACTAGTAAGTCCATTAAGGTTAGGTAATCCTGCAGAGAAATCACTATCATCTAATTCAAGTCTTTCTAATGAGGTACACCCTGCCACATTAACAGAAGTTAGAGATTTTTCTCCTTCTGTGTTAGGTATGACACAATCACTCACATCTATATCTATAAGACTTGTCATTCCTGATACATCAAGAGAGGTAAGTGCGTTATTATCTATTTCTAAATGTGTAAGATTTATAAGGTTTTGTAAGCCTCTTGCTTCTGTTACATTTGCACTATTATTACTTACAAAAATTCTAGTTACTAAACTTATATCACTAAAAGTAAGCCTAACTATATAAGGTTCTTCTCTATCTGTAAATGAATGGGAAAATCCATCATCACTTGCAATCTCATAAGTATCGGTAGTTTCATCACCCCAATCAACATCAATTGTAGTAAGAGCCGATACAATAATATCACCAAAACCAAATGTAGTACCATCTCCCGTTGATACTACTAATTCAATAGCGTTTGATGGTAAATCACTTTGTTGTTGCTGGATAATCCCACCTCCACCACCGTTTGATGCTGCAACTGCCATAGCTTCGGCTTGTGTCATAGCTATTTGTTCTTGCATCAAATGAATTGCAATTCTTTGTTCTACAATTTCATTTAAATATATTCTGTATTGTCTTTCTACTTCATGTTGTGGAACTTTATTCATTCCAGGTAAAGTAGAAAACTGATACCAACTCATTTCATCAACCATGCCACTATATTAGTTTAATTCTATTAATATTTCTCTCATTAAATCTTGTGCTTTACACCATTTACCACACTCATCTGCAATCTTCTTCCATTGTTTGGATTCGTTTACAGGTGCCATAAATGCTCCATGTGTAGATGGGTTTGAAACAAAATCCCAACCTACTAATTCAAAATCTTCCTGAACCATTACCGTACCATCTCTTAATTCTTTTACAGAACCCAATCCTCTTGATGAAATACCTAAACGGATATTGTTTTTTAATAATTCTTTTAAGATGTTACCCGATGGTGTAGAGAGGATTTCAACAGTTCCACAAACATCATCACCTTCCCAATAGATTTCTCTAACGTTGTGTGATACATTCTTTAAGTTGATAACCGGAGAATCTGGATGGTCTAATTCACCTAATGCTCTTCTTTCGTTAATAAGTTGTTGGTATTTTTTACACTCTCTTTCAAGAATTTCTCTTGGGTATCTTCTACCATTTTGGTTTTCAGCACCTGCTCTTTGCAAAACACCTTTAACAAGTAAAGTACCGTTAGATTCTTCTTGTATTTTTGCTTCAAACAAATGAGTTTCTATCAATAATCCTTTGCTCATTACTTTAATTTTAAACTACGTTGTGCGTTAGTTAATCCATCAATGATTGATTGTAACCCACCCTTAACACCATTTACATCTCTATCCTTAACTCTTTTATCTAAAATCTTTGTATTCATTTTTAGAAAATTAATGATTGCGTTTTCTGTTGCATTCCAATTAATTTCTTCTTCGTTTACCGATTCTCCTTTATTTATTGATTTAGCTGCTTTAACTGCGTCTTTATGTGCATCCGAATTACCATGTGCAGGTTTTTCACCTCTATCTTGCTTAGCTCTTATATTTGCCCATAGACCAGGGTTTTCTTCTTTTAATGATTCGTTTTTACTAGCTCTTAATTTTGCTAAATCTGAACCTTCAATCTCACCATCACCATCTACATCAATTTTCTTTTGTCCCGCAGTTAGTTCTGCTTCGTTGTATCCTGTTAGTCTACCTTCTGATTTTGCTTTGTATGCCGTATCTACTGCATTAAAGAATTTTTTCTTTTCATCATCAGACATATCAGTAATTGATTTACCAACTTTATCTAACATATGTTTAAAAAGTTGCTGATAGTCTTGTTCCTCTCTTACAACTTGTTTAACGAATTCTCTTAATTGATTTAATTTCATTATTCAGATATTTTACGAATTTGTTGGTCTAATTTTAACAACCTCTCTTTTATATTATAAATATGAGAATTTGTTCTTTTCCAAAAGTTTTTGTTAGAAACCCCGTTTTCATTTTTAATTTTACCGTACCAACTTAAAAATTGTTCCATTTCTTTAAGTTGCTTATGTATGTTTGAAATACCTCTACCTATCTTTTGAGTTGGTGTTGAATCTTCTTTTTTTAATGCTACCCAACGATTTTCTTTAACTACTGAGTATCCAGTTAAATCGGCTTGTCTTTTACCTTTAGATTTTTCATCTTCTTTATTACCAAATGCAAATGGAGTACCATATCCATCAACATTACCGGTAACATTCATTTCATCAATTGTAGAGTTTTTCATAGCTTCTCTAACCATTTGACGAATTATTTCTTTAAGTTTTTCAGGTAAACCATCGTGCTTTGTTGATGCAAAATCTTTGGCATCTGTATCAGACATTGAATCAGCTGCTTTTTCAACTTCAGGAGATGGATTTTGCATATCTCCTTTTTGAGTAGCATGAACCATTCCCATAAATCTTTGTTGTGCTTTTGATTGTGCTGGCATTTGTTATAATTTTAAGCTAATACATAAACAGAACCACCATTGGTAACTGTTATTTCTCTAACGTAGCATGGAAACGGTTGTCCTGCCGTTAAATGTTGTAATGCGATTGTTGAACGTACTGTACTTCCTGTCCCAAATCCTTCCAATGTAATTGTACCAGTTACACCACTAACAGGTAATACTCCCCAGGCTCTTTCTACTAATTCAGATGAACCGGATGTTACCAATTTGGTATTAAATGCTCTGTAATTTACCATTTTTTATTTATTTAAACTATTTTTTAATTCACCTAATAATTCATAAGTCATCATCATTGCCGAAAGATGTTCTTCTTTAACTCTTTTTGCAGATTTAATCTTTCTAATGTTAGAGATAGTTTCTGCTAATTTAATCTTAGTTACTTTATCTGTAATTTTAGAACCAACTTCTTTTAATCCACCAACTAATTTAGATATTTCTTCAGAAACATATGCATTTAACTTACCTGTATTATTGATGTTATTAATATATTCTCTTAATAATCCTTTTTGGTCGGATGTTAAATTCTTATACTTTTTATTAAAGTTTTCTACTAAAAATTTATATGAAATTGCTCTTAAATCTTCATCTTGCTTTTTGTATTCTTC